CCAAGACGAGAAGTTACTCCCCGTAATGCTGGCCACGTCAGCAGCGCGGGTGACGGCGGTGCCTGATGTCGGGATCACGCTCGTAAAAAAGGCGCCCTGCTCTAGCTGAGGCAGACCGATACGGAGGGTGATGTCGATGGCAGCTCCAGACGTAACATTGAAACGAATTCCACCCGTGACATACGCAACAGTGGCTCCACCATTAAGAGTCCGCGTTCCAGAATATCTAAGAAAGTCAGACGTAAAGGAAATGCTTGATTGGCCGCCTGTGATATAACTATTAGACGAAGTATTCTCGTCAAAAAAGATAGTCGGAGATGTAACATTAGCGAGGCTGCCGGATGCCAGCTTTACCCAGCTAGAGAGGGTCCAAGTCTGGCCGGTTAATGCAGCAACGCTATTTCCCGGTTCAGAAATAATGCTGTATGTGCCAGATGAGCTTGGTGTGCCTTGGACTCGTATATCAACGTATGCAATGCCACTTTCTGTTCCAATTCCGACGACTGATTTTGTTAGGCCAGATGGTCCGTAAGTAAACCAATTCGTCGGCAGCGTACCTGGAGTACCAGTCACCGCACCCTGCATCGTGTTGTTGCGGATGCTGTTCGTCCTCTGCTCCTCCACCAACAACCCCAAGCTCTCGCCCGTCGTGGGGTTGTGATCGAAGCGCGGCTCGTTCGTCGTTGCCGTCTTGATCAGCCCGTCGCTGCCCACATACGTCCCACTACTGGCGCGGGTGAAGGTGACAAGGTTCTGCCCGGTGGTGGCATCAACTAATGACTTGTTATCGGCAAACCGCAGGTCAAGGCTGGGGACCGCACGGGCGCGACGCGACAACTCATCACGCACCCACGGCCCAGCTAGTGCCCCGCCAGGTGTGACGCTAGTGCGGAATGCTGCAGAGCCACGCATCAGATTCCAGCCTCCAAGGTACTAACACGAAGCTCAACGGTGCTAGCACTTACAGGTGTATAAGCGCCACGAGTCTCGATTTCGGCGTAAAGCGTGCTACTGCCTGCAGCAAGCTTGGCCAGTCGCCCTGGATAATCCACTTGCGTGTAAATAGTGCTGCCAAAATCCAATGGCGCTGGCAGGTCAATGTAACCCATGTAGCTAACGCGCTCACCGCTTACCAAGTCAAAGGCGGCGTTGTCCGCAATTGCGGTCGGGCTGCTGCTATAGAGATGCACGCGGAAGGCGCCCATCCCGCCAGGCACGCTGCTATCGCTAAAAATTAAGGCTGCTGACTGAATCAATACATACCCGCCGCTAGGGCCAATGTTGCTCAGCGTCAAGATGGCGCTGCCACCAGTGTCGCCAACCACATCACCTGCGGTATAGGCAGTGGTGTTGCTAGGGCGGGTAATGGTAACGGTTGAGCGAAATGCCGTGCCGGCTACTCCCATGGAGTAGCTGCCATCATTGCGGCGCCGTGCTACCGCGTCATTACCAGCGGGAGAGATCAGCGGCATGGTCAGCTCCGGCGGATTGCAATGTTGCCTGGTCCACTAATTCTAAACCCTGTCAAATATCGTTCGTACAAAGGCGGCACCTTGTCAGCGCCAACAGCGCCCTCAAGGTTTGGCGTCACGTCAAGGCTGCCAATTTTAACATTCTTGTAATCTTCAAGCCCGCTAAGACCTAGGCCGTCCGTGTTGTTGTGTAGGTAGACGGCAAGGACAACCTGCGCGTACTTGATCTGCGTTGGGATTTCGGTATCGGTAAAATAATCCGTCGTGATGCGAAACGGAAAGCCGACAGCGTAAGTGTTGATATAGGTGTCCGGCTTGCGCACGCCAGTACGCGGCCACTGCAATGCCTGCGTATCAGTGGCGCGCGCGCCGAGAAACCGCTCGCGGTCTAGCCGTTGTGTTGCCGTAAACAATGCACGGTTGCGGCTGTCAGTATTGCCGCTGTTCCAATGCTGCACATCGGCATCCTCCACAAAGCCATCAATGATGGCCTGCGCATCAGCTAGCGTCAGGTAACTGTTTGCGTTTGCGGCCCCTGGCGTGGCCACGATTACTACTGCCATCTGCCGGAGGCTCCGTTATTTCAAGTTTAGGTGCGGGCTCTGCAATAGAAAGAGAGGCTGCCTCGTTAGAAGCAGCCTCCAATTCACGCAGTCGCCGGAAGGCGAACAGGCCCATCAGACGCGCTTAAGCAGCACGGTGACGATCACACCAGCCAAGGCGGTGGTGGTGCCGGTGACGTCCAGAGACAGGCGGTTGCCGGCTTCCAGGGTCAGATTGGCAGTGGTGGCAGTCAGTGCGGGAGCTTGCTCAGTAAGAGCAGTGCCTTTGAAATCAAACTTGGTATCACCAAGCAGATCATCGCCAGCAGTGGCGGCTTCAGTGCCTTGGCAACGACGAATCGTGCCGGTAACGGCAGAGCCATCAGAGCCCGCGGTGGCGTGCACCTCGCGGATGCCGACCACTTCGCACTTAACCGGAGCAGTCCAGAACTGCACATCAGCCACCGAAGAGGCGATGTAGTGCGTAGCAACCAGATACTGCTCGGTGGACAGTTCAAACTGGGAAGGTTGAGCCATGATCAGTTACCTCAATCGAAGGAGGAGGTGTTAGTGGCACGCACGATACCAAGGTTCTTGGTTTCGTACACCTTCGACCAATTGCCAACGGTCTCCAGCTGAGCGCGGGTGGGGTTAGTGGTGGTCACTGCCCACTTAGCGCCAACGGGGTGGTAGACGTAGTGCAGGTCGATCGACATGGCATCGCTCTTGGCAAGGATGTCACGGTCGGTTTCGGTCTGCATCGCCATCTGCTCACCAGAGGCGATAGCGCCTTGGGTGAAGAAGTAGGTGGCGTACTCAGTGGTGGCACCGCTGCCGTCAGTTTGCACGTCGTCGGAAACGATGACGCGAAGACCGCAGTAGGTAGGTACGTTCACATTGCCGGCATAGGCTGCAGCGATGCTGCCGCCAAATGCGTCAGGCATGGAAGCGTCAGGGGTGACGCGCACATCAGCGGCAGTCACGTAGTCGATCGCTTTGCGCTCAACTAGGTCGTAGTAGACCTTGGAGTGCATTGCAACAGCGGTCAGCTTGTCGCCTTGATCACCCAGCAGTGCCTTTGCCTCAGCGACGTGGCGAGGGCTCAGGGTGGTGGGGGTGTCACCCGATTCGCCGTCAATAGTCAGAGGGAAGAACGCAGCCGAGCTAGAAGTAGCGCCGAGCGTACCGAACACACCAGCCAAGCAGGACAGCAGATCCTTTTGGCGCTGGTTAGCGATGTAGTCAGCGATCTTGGCGCCGATAGCGGCCATGGGGTCAGAACCAGCAGCAAGAGCTGCAAGGTCACGAGCCTCAAAGGCGCGGCCACGGTGCAGGATCACGCCGACTTGCTTGTCAGCTTGGATTTTGCCAGGGGTGAGGCTGCTGCTGTCGGTCAGCACCTCAAAGTCGCCGGAAAGGTTTGCTTTCCAGAAGGGAACGTTGATGAAATCACCGCCCTCGGTGGCATTCAGCTCCGCCAGAGGCTGCACCACGCCGGAAGCCAGGAAGGCATCACGCTGAGTGGTTTGCTCAATGACGTAAGGCGTAAATACCTCGGGGATGATGATGTCAGAGCGAAGGGTCGCCATGACTAATCCTCAGAAAGGGTTTACGGATGTGGGCGCAGCCCAACAAGGCTCAATGCGGCGCAGCCATCACGAGCAGACACTGAAATACTAACGGTTGGCTGCTGCCTTCATGCGTTCATAAAGGTCGCGGTCTGTGCGGAACAGGCGTGATTGCTCTGTCAAGTTGAACGTTTCACGGCTAAATGGATTGCTCATACCAGACGGGATAGCGCCATTGCTGCCGCCGGTTGGTGCCCCGCTGCCTTGTGGCTTGGGTTGCTTTTGCATCCAAGCTGGCAGCGTTTTGGCCCACTCGGCAACGGGCTTGCGTTCATAGCCGTCGACCACTACGACGGTGCCATCAGCTTCGCGCTCAATGGATTCCGGCTTCAGCTTGGTCTTGAGCACCATGTCTGGGTCATGCACGATCTCGGCTAGTGCCGTGACCGCAGGGGTAACCAGCTCTAGCTCTCGCACGCGGGCTTCAAGTTCTGCAATGCGCTGGTCCTTTTGAGCCGTCGCCTCACGGAACTGCTGCTCCAAAGCTTGCCGGGCTTCTTGGTATTTGCCTTGGGATTCAAGCTGCTGTTGCTCGTAGTTGCGCTTGAACTCCAGCAGTTCATCGACATTGATTCCATCGGGCAGCTTGGATTTCTTTGCTGCACGCAGCTCTGCAATCAGTTCTTGATTCTTGCGTTCTAGCGCCTCAACACTGCGCTGCAGTGCTTCGGTATTGCCGCCTTCGGTAGTCGCAGACTCCAAGGCTTGTTGCTCTTCAGACATGGATAAGCCGCAGGCTTAATTACGCTGCCATCGTACCAGCAGCCAGAACAATGGCACGCGAGTGGAATACACCAACACGTGAGCCTTGGAACCCTTTGATCAAGGAATTGCTTGATGCTATTGATCGCCACGAGCGGTTATATCGCCAAAGCGGAAGCGGTTGGCACGCTGCAAAGGCGCAAGATCTGCGATGGTATGTTGCAGAGCTAAAGGATTGGATCCACTGCCAGGAGACAAATTAGCGCCGTGGTGCGCGTTGCAGCTCCGAACGTTTTTTGATTACCGGATTGCCGGTTGATTCTGACTTAATGCGCACGATCGGATCATCTTGGCTGCCAACGCGGGTTACTTTGCCTCCTGTTGGCCCGGTAATTGTGACGCGTTCGCCGCCGATGCTGGTAATAACGCCAAAAGTGCGGGTGCCTTGATACATCCAGCTTACGCGATCACCCCGTTTCATTTCTTTTTGCCTTTGCGTGATTTGCCGGCTTCGCTCAATGCAATGGCAATAGCCTGCTTACGGCTCTTGACCTTTGCACCTTTGCCGCTGCGCAATGTGCCGCGCTTGTATTCACCCATGACTTTGCCGACCTTATCAATTTTTTTTGATTGCGCCATAACGCGCCCTAAGTTGCTCCAAGGTTAACTCTGACCCGTCATCGCGGACCAGTTTGGCGATGGCATCAGTGGGACCGTACTTGTCGGCAAGTTTGTCAAAATACGGCACCTTGCTGGCTCCAAGCGCTTTGGCTTTTGTTGGCAAGTCCTGCTTGGCTAGCCACTGCCCATAAGTTTGATCGGCTGGTACCATGCCGCCTGCTGCTGCACGCTTGCTTGGCGGTGGTGGATCAAAGCCTAACCCGTCGTAGTTGATTACCGGGACTGTTGTTGATCGGCAGTTAAAGTGCTGCGGCGGTGTTGGGCCTTTGCCGTATTCAAACTCACGGCCATCCAATGCACGGCAAATGCTGCTGGTGCGGGTATCCAGTGTTGCCACATACCGATACTTTTTAGTGATGTCTTGATTGGCTTCGTACACCTGCTGACTGGCTGCATTGGCTACTTGGTTAATGCTGGTACGGACTAGGGTAACGATCTGATTGTCGGCTACTGCTGTTGCTTGACCGCCTGCTGCCACAAGTTGCTTGACGGTCTTTGCCCGCTCGCCAAATTCAAGATTGCCGATTAGCCGCTTTGCAATTTCTGGTGTTGGCTCACCCGTGAGCAAACCTTGCCGCACCACTTGCGAAAACCGCTCAGCTTGATCAACAGCAATGCCACGGAATGCCTTGCTGACCACTTCGCCATTAGGCAATGTAATTGTGGCGCCTTGAGCAGCGGTAAGGCTAAATGTCTGCGGTGCGCCTTGCACGGCTGCAAATAGGTCATCTGATAATGCAACCACGTTGATCTGCGTTGGATCAGTCGTAACCACTGACTGCGCAAACTGCGGGCTGATCTCTACGGTGCGCACTGCATCGCGTGCGCCAACTGGTAACGCGCGCGCAAGTTGATCGGTCACAAATTCTGATTGCAACTGCGCAATGCCTTGCAGTTCTGCTGCAGTCAGCTCCGTTGCGTCACCGGCCCACGTGCCGAGACTGTCTTTAAGCTGCGCAAGGATTGCACGCAGCCGTGCTGCCTTGACGGGCGCCGCTAGGTCGTCAATGGTGCGCAATTGGTTGACTGCATCAATAATGATGTCGTTGTAAGCATTGATCACACGCCGCGCAACACTGTTGCCAAAGCGGTTCAAGTCAATTGCATTGCGGTATAGCGCTTCCGGTGTGCTCATCGTTCAATGCCAAGATCCTCGGGCGCATAACCGCTGCGGATGCTGACATTAGCGCCTTGGCTTAATGCCGTTCCAACCAATGCAGCGAATGCGTCGTAACCATTCTGGCCATCTTCAAACAAGATGGTCTCATCCACCTCATCAGCCTTGCCTTCTTTGTACCAGCTAACGCGCACGATGGCTAGGACCTCTTCAGGCAAAGCGCTGACGTGATAATCAAGCTCCTGCTTCCTCGGTTTCCTCGGCTCGATCATTATCATCAAATCCACTAAGCGGTCGGTTGTCCAGTCCAGCAGATGGTAGATCAAGCCCCGCATTGGCCGTAGCCTCAAGCTCCTCATCTACGTTAAAGTCATCGCCTAGCACGTCACCCTCGGCAAGCTCACGCAGCAAAGTTTCTTGGGTGATTGTTCCTGCGGTGTAAAGCTGCAGCAGCGCTTGGATTTCCTGCGGTTCAAGGCGTGTACCGAGGAAGTCGCGATTGACGTAGGCGCTGCCAGGTGCAGTGTTGTTGCCGATGAACTGCGCATGAAACTGCAGGCAGTTGTCGATCATGTCTTGCACGTTTTGCGCAATCACCATCATGGTGCTATCGCCTTGGCTGCGGTCAATACGCTTTGCCTCAGCAGTTTCAGCCGACAGCTTCTGACCAAGCACAGCAGATAGCCCTAGCTCATTGATCTGCGCTGCAAGCTGCTCCAAGCGGCGGAACTGGTAATCAAAACTGCGGCCTTGCGGCTCGATGTATTCCGCCCGGCCATCAGAAGGAAATGCAATCGCCTCGCCAGGTCCAGCGCTTACTTCCTCCGCAGCAGATGGGAAGCCGTAGAACGCCAGCATCGGCACGGCGCTGATGTGGAGCTGGTTATCAAGGTCGCTCTGAATCTGATACGCCTTCAGGTTTAGCTCAGAAATATCTTCCAGCGGCGGACGCGACTCCATAAACGCATGACGCTGCGCATAGGCAACGCTGAACGGAATCTCGCTAAGGCTTGTGCGGCCTTCGTCGATGATCTCAAACTCACCGTTGTCTTGCTTCTGATGCAGTTGATATTCACCTGGCGTGAGCACACGGATCTGCTCCACTGCCTTCTCACCAAATTCGCCATCAGGCACGGTGACGATTTCGGCTAGGCGCAGTTGCGTTAATACTTGCCGACCTTCCTGCTGCTCAGCACGCCAGCCAAGAATCTGCCGTGGTGTGTAACTCACCCAATAGGGTCGACCCCCATCAGCAGGTGCATCCACCAGTACACCAACGTGGCCATAGCGAACCATTTTACGGGTGGTCTCATAGGTCCAAACATTGAGGTCATTGCCTTGCAAGTCAACATCAAACAACTGCTCGCGGATCACATCAGTGGTGTCATCAAGCCGCACGGGCTTGCGTGTAAGCATCCCTGCCAACATGCGCTCCAATCGGACGTAATAAGGCGGGCAAACTGATCGTGCAAGGCGGTTGTCATAGGACTCATCAAGCTCCCTCGGCTCCTGCGGTAGATAACGCCGATGCTTGCGGCGCATCCCGTAGGTGCCCTGCAGCAGGTCCTCGATCAGGATCCAATGTGCTTCCTGTGCATACCACGCCGTATTGGCATCTTGCACGCGGGTAACACGACGCTGTGCAATCGGACGGTCGTATGCGTTGAAGCCTGTGTACATGATCAATACAAGCGGATACCCGTGCTGCGTCCAGCGCCGGCATGGAGTGGATTGAACTCACGCCACACGAGATAGCCTAATGCGTCATTCATGTGGTCATGCCCTGCATCCTTGTCAGGGTCGCCTTTGTCGGTGTAGCACTGCAGCTCAAGACACTCAATCAACCGCTTGCATCGCTGGTGAATGGTAAGCCGGACTTGACCCTTGCCGTTTTCCAGCAAAGCTTGAACAGCAGCCACGCGATCACGGACGGGAGGATTTGCCCGTGGTGACTGGTTGGACATGCCGTAAGACTCCAGGATCTGGATATCCGTCCGGCTTGCGTTGGTGCTGCGGTTGCCGCCTGATGCGTCGGGGTAGATGTAGATACGCCGCTGCGGGTAACGCGCTTGGATTTCTTGAGCCAATGCGTCGGTGTCATGTGCGCCGCTGATCTCATCAATCACTAGCAGGCTGCTGCCGGTGCGGACGCCGATCACTGCAGACATGTTGCCAATGTTGAAGTCAACGCCGATGCGCAATGGCTCATGATCTAGGTCCGGCAGCTCTGGTACAACATGCTTGTCACGGCTGAAGCGGTCATAGATGGTGCCGGTCGTGAGGTTGACGAACTCACCGTCTAAATAAGCCCGCAGCAGGTTGGGGTCATAGTTTGCCTGCAACCGCTCGATAAAGTCCGGCGGTAAGTGCGGGTTGTCTGCTGACCGCATTTTGATGAGCTTGCGATCCGCACGCCCTTTGGCGTCCTCACTGCCGAAGGTGTTCCACATCCAGCGAAAGCCCTCCGGTGTGGATGCAGCGCCAAACTGCCGCACGTTGCCCG